TGGTCAGCTTGCCGCACATGGCGCTGAGCTTGTTCACGAAGTACCACACCTTGTACTCGGTGCCGCTTACCGCGGTAAAGCCGCTGATGGTGCCGTCCGCCGCGATTTCATAGGCGACGCCGCCCTGCTGGATGCCGGACGCCTTCTTGGTCTCCTGCACATAGGCGTAGGGCTTTGCCATCGCGTACTGCGCCACAGGGGCGCCGTCGGTCACATCCACCTTCAGCACGGTGCTGTTCGCCGTCACCACCTGGCACACCGGTGCCACAGCGTTGTAGGTCACAGCGCCGCCCACGCCCGCCATCTTCGTCCGCAGGTCAAAGTTCGCCTGGGTGAAGTTCACCTGGATGTCCGGGTCGCTCTCGATGATGGTGGCAATGCCGTTGTTCAGTCCGGCACGCAGGGGATCACTGTTCACGGTCACGGTGATGTTGCCCTCCTGGAACTTATTGCTGCTCAGCAGGACCTGACCCGTTTCCATGTCGGCGAACTGCGCGGCGCAGATACCGCGGGTATACAGTCTCGGATCGGTAAAAGTAATCATTCTGCTTTCACTCCTTTTTGATATAAAAAATGGAGGCAAAGCCCCGGTCTCCCGTTGGCTTCGCCCCACTTGGCGTTCCGCCCTGCCCGCTTGCAGGGCCTATTCCCTTCTCTATGCCTGTCCCATGCCCCGTGTCGATTCTTCCACGGGCCGCAGTGCCGTGTTGCCCTCGCTCACCCGGTCATAAAACAGGCTCGGCCACGGGTTGCCCCGTTTCCACTGTGTTCCTCTCGCCTCCGCGATGGTGCAGGTCATGTACCCCAATATCCGCTGCCACGTTTTTGCTTTCGTCTGCAGCTTCAGCAGTGGCCACGACTCTATTTCCGTCTCCTCCGCGTGTTCCAGCGCGGCCACCGTCGCCACCCGTTCCCACGCTTCTCCGCTCAGTTTTGCGCCGCCGTTCATCTCCGCCAACTCCCGCTGCGCTTCCACCAGCTCCGGGTTAGCCTCCGGCGGCGTCAGCTCAATTCCGTTCTGTGCGGCGATGATCTCCCGCAGGTACTGGAACTGCGCCGGCGTAATGCGCCACAGCTCCTCTCCGTGCAGCACGAACTCCACCGCCGTCAACCGGCTTGGGTCTTTCGTATCCACCTTGCAGCGAAACGCCTTCAAGCGCTCGTCCAACGGCTTTCCTCTCCCCAGCCGCAGGGAGAGCGCCAGCATCAAAAGCGCCCTTGACAGCAGCCCCACTGTCTCCTCTCCGCGCCCCATCGCGTCGTACTCCATCTTGTAGTAGGCCGCCAGCAGCGGCATCACAGCATACGCCACAGGGAGGCTCTGCTGCACGATGTCAATGCCCGGTCGCGCCAACTCGAATGTCTCCATCTCCTCCACAAGGATGGGGTACAGCGTCAGTCCCTCCGCCTGTACTTCCTCGTACCTGCGGCAGGCCCTTTCTATGCTCTGTGAGATCGCCATATAAACTCTTTTCCTCCCTCACGAAACACCTTATTGATTATGCAGTTTTCTTATAAATTGATTCCCGCCTGTACCAGCAGCGCCGTCACCGCGCCGCCCAGCACCAGCCATACCAGTTTCTCTACCACGTCGTTCCACCGCTTTGCCGGCAGGTTCGTCAGCGTCTTTACGTCCTTCTTGACCTCCGACAGGTCCTCCCGCATATCCTTTTGTTCCCGGGTCATCAGCGCCACCGAAGTCGCCAGTTCGTTCATCGCTTTCTGCCACTCGGCCAGCTCGTTTATGCGGTGCGTGTTGCTTTTGCTCCGCTGCTCCACCTCCGTCAGCCGGTGGTCAAAAGTCACTTCATCCATCTGCGCCGCCCTCCGTTCTCTCAGAATGTAGTCACGACGCTTTCTTCGTCGCTGTCCGCCCACGCAAGGCTCATGTGTACGCGCCGTCCCACGTTCATGCCCTGGTCGTATATGGCGTGGGATCCGTTGTCCGCGTGTGCCCCTCTGTCAAAGGTCATCACCCCGGCTCCGCCTATGTTCACGCCGTTCAGTGCCTCAATGATGCACTGCTCCATGTCATAGCTGCGGGAGTAATCGTCCGTCCGCGTGGTGGTCTCGTGTCCGTAGTTGCACAGTATGTCGAAGTATATTCCCACCGCCGCCGTAAAGGGCGTCTTTGGAATGACTCGCCCGATGTACACCTTTACCACCGTCTGCGCCATGCTCTGCGCCTGTCCCCAGTATTCCAACGGGAATAGCCTGTACCCCTTGGGGTGCTTTGCCTTCTGCTCCTCCGTGTCCACCGCCGGCGTCTCGCCGTCGAATACAATGCTCAGCTTCTCCTCCGCCGTGGGCAGGGGCTGGGCCAGCGGGTTCGCCCCGTCGCAGCAGATGTACTTCATCAGCCGCACCCGTGGTCTTGCGTTGTCATCCACTGGCGTGTACCCGTTCCTGTCCGGCAGGTCCAGCAGGTAGTTCACGATCTTTTTCGGTATCTTCTCTGCACCCTTAAAGGTGCCGTACCCGGTTTCCACGCGCTCGAATGGATAGTAGGGGCTGTCGAAATCTGTGTTCACGCCCTCACCCCGCTTTCCGTTTTTCTAATTGTTTCACATGAAACATTACAGTTTTTGTTGCGTTTTTGATATTTTTGCAACTTTTATTTCCGTTGCGTTTTGAATATCACTTCGTGCCCTTTTGCACCTGCTCCGCCAGCTCCACCAGCTCTTTCATGCTCTCCGGCGTCATGGCCGCCGCGCTGCTCATGGCCATCCGCGCCACCACATCGTTCATCACCGCCAGATTGGCGTTGATCTCCGTGTTCAGCATCTTCTCCAGGTCCCGGTAATCCGCCAGCAGGTCATACGCCTTGTCCCGCAGGGCGTCGCTCTGCTTCTTCATCCGGTCTATCTGGTTGACCAGTTGCATCCCGCCCACCAGATCGTAGTCGTCGGCGCTCATCAGCCACTTGTCCTCCTCGCAGCCGTCGAAGTCCAGCCGCAGATACGCCCGTGCCAGTATGCCCATCAGGTAGCGCCGTTTCCGCTGTCCGTTCTCCCGGTACATGGGCGGCACATCGCCCCGGAAGCGCTCCCCGGTATTCACCACCACCCGGTCGATGCACCTCTCCGCGCAGTGGCTCACGATGGCCGCCTTCTCCATCAGCGGCACATAATCGTTGGCCTTGGCGAATACCTCCTTCATGGTAATGGGCTTGCGCTCTTTAATGCTGTTTTCCATCTCTCCTGCTCCTTTCAGATTCATAATGGAAATTCCCTCACGTATTTACTTTTTCTCCCTACAGCGCAGTGAGCAGTTCCGCCACTGCGCCGCGTTTTCGTACCGTCCGCTGTCCGGGCAGTGGTACTGGTAGCAGCAGAAGTCGTGCTCTCCCGTCTGCCTCCTGCACCGTATGATGATCTCCCCTACCTTCCGGTAGGCGTGCTCACATATCGGCTTTGCCATCGTTCTTACCACCCCTCCAGTGTGATGTCCGTGCTCACGCTCTTGCCCTTACAGGCGGCCGTCACCGTCAAAGGCTTTACGCTGCCGCCCCAGCAGTACACGGTGGCGGTGCTGCCGTCCACCTCCGCGGTGTAGCTGTCCTCCGCCGCCCCGGTGAAGGTCCATTCCACCGCGTCTCCGGTCTCCGCGCCGTTCTCGGTGTATATGGCCGTCAGCACGGTCTTGCCGTAGGCTTCCAGTCTCTCCACCGGATCCGTCTGCCAGTGTACGCCGCTTACGCTCTCTGCCACCGTCACGGCATAGGTGCCGTAGTGCGCCTCGTTCTGCACCAGCACCGCCGTGATGGTGCACTCTCCCTCGCCCACCGCCGTCACGTTGCCCGTGGGGTCCACCCGGCATACGCTCTCGTCGCTGCTGTACCACAGATAGCGGGTGGGGTGTTCTGTGTCTCCGTCCGCCGCCTCTCCGTTTCGCAGGGACGCGGCGGTAAACTTCGCCTTTTCTCCCGTGCTCATGGCCGCCCTGCCGCTCACGTTCACCTCCCATGTGAAGGGATAGGCGTTGGCCACCCGGCGAACAAGGTCGTCCTTCTCCCTATCCGGCTCCGTCATCCGCGCCGTAAACCGCAGCAGCCGGCAGCTCTCGTCATCTCCGGTGAACTCCTGCGCCACGTCCGCGTAGCCGGTGATCTGATACGCCATCCGCCCCAGGATCAGGCGGCTGTTCACATCCAGGTTTTCCGTTTCGCCGTTGCGCTGTATGGTAATGTTGAAGTACCCCTGCATGATGAGCATGGTCTCCTGAAAGTCGTTGGCGTTGGCGTTCAGCTTCACGTTTTCCACCACCATCGGTTCCTTCAGCACGTTGCCGTACCAATCCAAATGGTTCCATGTGGCGTTGCACCGCCTTATGATGCCGCCGCCCACGGCAGAGGATATGTTGGCCGGGTTTGTCACCAGCCATGTGGAGCCCATTGTCTCCATTTTCGCGCCCTCCGGCACATATTCGATGCGCCGGTCTACAAACAGGACTTCCTTATAGTTGTCTATGGGCCGGTCTATGGCGTTGCCCTTCTTCCGCGCATCGGCAAAGCGTACCAGCTGTTCGCTCCACTCATAGAAGTTGTTGGGGTCGCTGTCCAGCCCCTGCACACGGCACGCGGTGTAGTCGCTGGCGTATTTGCCGTATGCCTGCATGAATCGTGCCGTCGGATCTCCAAAGTAGGGGTTGCGCCTGTCGCTGTACTGTGCGGGGCGGTTGGTGGGCGCCTGCGGTCTCTCCGCCATCGCGGCAATATTGCCAAGATCGTTCTTTATGTCCGCCATCGCCCGTCACCTCCCCGTTTCACAGGAACTGATATCGTCCGTACCCGCCCCGGCCTCTCTGCACCGTGTTCAGGAACGTACAGTCCTGCTCATACTTGTGCATCTCGTCCATCAGCCTTGCCCGGTTCTTCTCCTGCTTTGCGGCGCCTTCCTTCATATAGGTGCCCTCGTTCACCGTGTCAAAGCTTGCGTCCTTTATCTTCATTTGGTCGTTCAGCCAGTTGCGGAAGAACCTCTCGTCCCATACGCTTGCCACGCACAGCCCAAGTATCCGCTTCTGCTCCATCGTCAACTCGTGACCAAATTCACCGTCTGTGTAAAAGTCCAGCGTGTAGTTTATTCCCGCCATGTCCTGCACGGGAAACGTCACCACGCCTGTTTCGGCGTTGTAGCTCGCCCCGGTGTACGGCACCGCCGTCATGCCGCCCGTCACATCCTGCTCCACAATGGCGCAGGAAAATAACTCGTAGCCCACCATTCCGGTGTCCACTTCCGTTTCTCCCACCAGGCTGTCCTCG